CGCAGATCGGGCGATCCACCGACGCGACAAACGAAGTCGAAGACAACATCAACACCATCGGCGCGTTGTTCTCGAGCGGAAACCTGTTCATTTCTGACAGGTGCACCCACCTACGCGACGAAATCCCCGGCTACGTGTGGGATCCGAAAAAGACAGACAAGGGCGAAGACGCCGTCATCAAACTCGACGACCACTACCTCGACGCATTCCGGTACGCGATCGCATCGACAGAGAAATTGTGGCGTCGCACGATCCGCTCGCTCATCAAAGTAAAGACGACCGCCCGCGCACAGTCCGCCAACGCAGCCAAGGAGGCCGCCGCCAATGCCTCTACCGCAGCCTGACACTGACTTCCCGCCACGGTTTCTAGCGGAACCGTTCGACGACATCGCCGAGGCGCATGATTGGTGGGTCGGGAACCCCGAGGACATCGCAGCCCGCTACACGACCGGGACGACAGGGTCACCGTCGCGCCCCGGCTGGGCTGGCGGCATGGTCGGTATGTGGGCGCGTTTGTGGTGGGGTAAGCCCCTCGACGTCTCCGAGCCCGCCGACCGGGTGCACATCCCAATTGCCCGCGACCTCGCCCGCACCTCGTCGTCGCTCGTGTTCGCGAACGGCATCACCGTATCGGCCCCGAAGGACACCGCGAATAAGGCCGCGAGTGAACGCATCGACCGGATACTGAACACGCCGACGATGCACGCGACACTCCTATCGGCAGGGGAAAGCGCGGCAGCACTCGGCGGCGTCTACCTCCGCGTCGTGTGGGACCGGCTCGTCAAAGAGCACGCATGGATCGACGTCGTCGACGCCGACCACGCGATCCCAGAGTTCAAGTGGGGCACACTCGTTGCCGCGACATTCTGGTCGAAGCTGCCCGGCAACGGTGGCCGCGACAAAGAGGTATGGCGGCACCTCGAACGCCACTCGAAGGGGTGCATCGAGCACGCTCTCTATTGCGGAACCGACGGCAACATCGGCACCCGCATTCTTGACCTCGCCGCCCACGAGTCGACGAAGCACCTACCGGCCGCAATGAAACTCGACGCCGACGGTGTCTACCTCACCGAGGTAAACGGCCTCACAGTCGGTTACGTCCCGAACGCGCAACCGTTCGCGAAGTACCGGCACGATACGCAGCTCAAGAACCTCGGCTACGCGGACATCAACGCCTCAAACATTCCCCTGTTCGACAAGTGCGACGAATGGTGGTCGGCACTATCCGCCGACATCGACATTGCGAAGGGCCGAATAATCGTCTCCGAGGACGCCCTCGACGTCGGGCCCGCCGGTCAAGGATCCTCGTTCAACAGTGACCGTCGAATCTTCACGACCCTCGCATCGGCAGGCAACGCCGACGAAATGTTCCACGCCGAACAGTTCGACATCCGCGTCGAAAAGCACCTCGCCGCGATCGACGCAATGTTCCGCCAAATCATCCGCGCATCCGGCTACAGTCCGGCATCGTTCGGGATGACCGACGACGGCGGCGCAATGACCGCGACCGAGTCCCGCAACAAACGCGAAATGTCGATCAACACGCGCACCACGAAGGCCCGACTGTTCGAGGCCGTCCTGTCCGACCTGTTGGCCGTCCAAATCCAGATCGACGCAAAACAGTTCGGGACGGGCGCGGTCCTGTCCGAGGCCCTAGAAATCACGTTCCCGCCCGCCGTCGCAGACTCCGACCTCGAGCGGGCCGCAGTCGTGCAGGCGATGGACATTGCCCGCGCAGCATCGACGGCCGTGAAGGTCGCCTACATGCACCCGACGTGGGACGAGAAGCGCGTCGACGACGAAGTGATTCTCGTGCGCTCCGAGTTCGCGATCGCAGATCCGTTGGCTCTCGGGTCCGACGCACAGTTCGGCGCGACACAAGCCGACCCCGACGGCGAAGCCGAACCCGTGTTCGGTTCCATCGCCGCCGACGACGCAGGCGACGACCTCGACGAGGACGACATCGAATAACCGACGAGGGAAGGCGGGGCCCCGCACATGGTCATGGATCCCGCCAACCTCAACGGCGTAGGCGAACGGGTCGCGCAGGTTTACAGCGACGCCGAGGTGCAGCTCATCGTCAAGATCGCAAACGCCCTCGAAAAGGGCCTCGACGCCCCCGACTGGGCAGTGCGTCAACTCGCCGAAGTGAACCGCCTCGGGTCCGCAGCGCGCGGCCTACTCCTCGAGTTGGGGCCCGAGGTCGCCGCCGAAATCGAGGCCGCGATCGCCGAGGCCGCATTGCTGGGCATCGCCGAAGCCGACGCCGACATCCGTCGCATGTCGGGGCCGCGCGGCGTCACACCCGCAGCAGCCGTCGACGTCGCAGCAGTCGAAGCCCTCGCATCGGAAACAGTCGAAGCCGTCACCTCGACGCACGAGGGCATACTCCGCAGCACCACCGACGGATACCGCAAGGTCGTCTCCGAGGTATCGGGGCGCACCGTCACGGGCGTCGGCAACCGCCGCGAAGCTACGCAGCAGGCACTCAACAAGTTCGCCGACCGTGGCATAACGGGATTCACTGACCGCGCGGGCCGTAACTGGCGCATCGACAATTATTCCGAAATGGCGATCCGCACCGCGACGCTACGGGCGATGCACACCGGACACTCGAACCGATTGAAGCAGCGCGGCTATGACCTCGTCGTCGTGTCCTCGCATCCCAATCCCGCGCCCGTCTGCAAAGAGTTCGAGGGAAAAATCCTGTCGATCACCGGGGCGACACCGACCGGGAAACGCACGTTCGACTCGGCACTCAACGGCGACCCCGTCACCGAGGACGTTTACGCGACGATGGACGCCGCCGAAAGCAAGGGCCTACACCACCCGAACTGTCGGCACCGGCACACCCTGTTCGTCCCCGGCGTCAAACGCCCCGCAGTCGACACCCCCGACAGCGACGAGGGTTACGACAACGAGCAGCAGCTCCGCAAACTCGAGCGCGACGTCCGCCACTGGAAACGCCGACAGGCCGCCGCGATCACCCCCGAAGCGAAACGTAAAGCCGCCGCGAAGGTCCGCGAAAAGCAGGGCGCGATACGCAGTCACGTCGACGAGACCGGCGTGCGTCGACTACGGCACCGCGAACAGCTCCGCAACGGTGACGCAACCAAGGCCGACGACGGCGCGAAGCTGACCCGCCGGCCACCCCCCGAACCAGACACCGAGCCCGACACCGACGACGCACCGGACACCGACCCCGACGCACCCGACAAACCGACACGACGCAAGCGGAAACCGAAACCCGTCGGCCCCTACGACCACCTCAAGACCGCCGACGACATCGAAGCCGCAACGATGCAGGCCCTCAACGACGAGGACTACGACGCACTCGACGCTCTCAGTGTCCGCGAGGACGCCATGCGCGACGAGGACGCAACCCGCGAACGACGCAACGCCGCCGCACGAGAGCGACGCGCAGCCGCGACCGCAGTGAAACGTCAAGGGCAACTCGACGCATACGACGCAGCACTCGCCGACGGCATGGACGACGACGAGGCAGTCGCGAAAGCGTTCGGCAAAACTGTCCCGCAAGTTCGCCGCGAGAACGCAATCTCACTACTCCGAGGCAGCGGCTACCAAGGGCGAGGGTTCGCCGAAATCTCCCGCGCCGCCTACCACGACAACGTTTACCAGCAGTACCAGACAGCAGAGGCCGCCACGAACGGCTACATGCTGAAACGTAAATATATGAACAAGGCCGGATCCGAGGATCTTGACGCCCGGTTGTGGCGCATGACCGAAGACAGTGCCCGCAAGTACGCTTCCGACGAATTGCTTGCGCATTGGGACGAGGTAGGGCGCGTCACCCTCGACGAGTTCCGAGAGCAGCTAGTCGACCCGGCGCAGGCCGCACGTATCCGCAACGAGAGAGGCGACTTCAACCAGTGAGCCCGTCAGAGTTCGCAGAAGCTCACGCACGGGGCGTCGCATCGCAGGGCGACATCGGGGCATCGAACCCGTACATGCCCGCCGAGCCCGGCACCCGCGAAGCGCGCCTCGCTCAAACGTGGCTACATGGCCGCTTGCTCGCGATGCCCGCCCCTTAGAGCTTCACCACCACACCCGACACGTAA